TCTGTACCTGCAGGCGGTTGGACATAGGAGATTAAAGTATGGCTGTAAATATTATTCCAGTAGCAAGTGCATCAAAGCTAGAGAAAGAAGCGCTCAAGAAAAACGAAAAGAAACAATTAAGACCTCTTATTCAAGGTTTAGCATCCCACGTACATAAGCGCTGGGTTGTTATGAGAGACCACAAACAAGAAGAAATTGAAGACAGATTAACTGAAACAGCACGTGCTAGAAACATGGAGTACCCACCTGCTAAGTTAGCAGAGATACAAGCGCAAGGTGGTTCAGAGATATTTATGGGTATTGTTAGCACAAAATGCCGTACAGCAACTGCGTGGTTAAGGGATACCCTACTTGGTACAGGTACAGACAAACCATGGTCTATCGCAGCAACTCCTATTCCAGAAGTTCCAGACGATATAATAGATAGGCTGCAAGTGATAATGGAACAAAACCTTATGCAGTTTTATGACCAGGGCGGAGAGCAAGTTGACCCTGCTAACCTACAAAAATTAGCAGAAGGTATGAAAGACACTGCTATGCGCGAAATGAAACATGAAGCGGAAAAGCGTGTTGACCGTATGGAAAAGAAGATGGAAGACCAGCTTTTAGAAGGTGGTTATGTTAAGTCTTTGTTTGAGTTCACTAATGATATTGCAACATACCCGTACGCTGTACTAAAAGGCCCAGTTCCTAGAAAACGCAAAGTTTTAAAATATGCTGAGACTGGAGGGTTAGAGCCGTCGGAAGTTGTACGTGATGAGTGGGAAAGAGTAGACCCATATAAGTTCTATTGGTCTCCTTGGGGTGACGATATACAAAATATGCCTGTAATAGAGGTTCACCACTTAACTAGAGCCGACCTCGAAGCTATGATAGGCGTCGAAGGCTACGACGAAGACGCGGTGAGAGCGTTGTTGTCGGATTTTGGAGCAGGCGGTATTGACTGGTTAGACCATGAAGATTCTGAAATGGAAGAGCTTGAAGGTAAAGATTTTGACGATATTGACAATGATTTAGTTGGAGCTATCCAGTTATGGGACTCTATCCCTGGAACTTTGCTGTTAGAGTGGGGTATGAAAGAGAAAGAGATTGATGACCCTCAAAGGTCTTACCCATGTGAAGTATGGATGATTAACGATACAGTAATCAAAGCTGTACTTAACTATGACCCATTAGGGCGTAAACCATATTACGTCACGTCGTTCGAAAAGGTCCCCGGACGTATAGACGGTAACGGTGTAGCAGATTTATGTATGGACGCGCAGAGCATGTGTAACGCCGCAGCTCGTTCATTGTCAAATAATATGGGTATCAGCTCTGGCCCACAGGTAGGCGTAAACGTAAGTCGCTTACCAGCTGGAGAAGACATCACACAAATGTACCCATGGAAGATTTGGCAGTTCCAGCAATCGGAATTTGGAGATTCTTCTCCACCAATGAATTTTTTCCAACCTGGTTCAAATGCAGGAGAACTTATGGCTGTGTTTGATAGGTTTATGGATATTGCAGATGAAATGACAGGTATACCGAAGTACATGACAGGACAACACGTGCCAGGCGCGGGTCGTACTTCTTCAGGTTTATCTATGTTGATTTCTAATGCAGGTAAGAGTATCAAACAAGTAATAGCTAATATTGACCATGATGTATTAACTCCTATGTTGGAAAGACAGTACCAAAGAAATTTAAGGTACAGTGACGATATGGACTTAGTAGGTGATGTCCAGATTATTGCTAAAGGTGCTATGTCACTTGTTGTCAAAGAAGCTGAGTCTGTTCGTAAGACTGAGTTCTTAAGATTAGTTTTAGAAAGTCCTGTAGCGCAACAGATTGTTGGATTGCCAGGTACTGCAGAACTTATGCGTGACCTTGCTGGTAACCTTAATGGAAACATTGACAGGCTAGTTCCTTCTAGAGAAGATGTAGAGAAACAACAGCAGATGGCGCAACAGCAACAACAGATGATGATGCAGATGCAGCAAGAACAAATGGCTGCAGAACAAATGGCTGCACAACAAGCTGCTAATTTACAAGAAGATGGTACAGAAATGGGTGGAAGACAAGACAATTTTATGGCGCAAAGGCCTAATGGTAGGTAAATTGCTTCCACTACATAAAATTATTTGGTATTATACGAAGAAATGATTAATGTTAATTCTTTAAGCGCCTCGGAGATTTCATCGCTAAATAGGCTGAGAGAACCCGGGGTAAATAAGGTGTTAACAGTACTTGAAAGGGAACTTGAGAGTACAAAACAAAAGTTGGTCTACGCGAACGAAATGGGAACAATCCACCGTTTGCAAGGTAGGGCAGAAGCTTTTGAAGATTTACTAAAGGCGGTCGAAGAATCGCCTAAAGTTAAGGCGCGTTAGAAATAACGCATTTGTTAAGCACACCATAACGGGAGCAGCATACATTGCGCTGCGAAACAGAGTTGGTGCTTTAAGGGAGAAAAAAATGGCATTGCCAAAACAGGTACAAAAGCAACTTGATGAAGTTGAAGAGTTAGAGAAACAATTAGAAGCCCAAGGCGAAGAAGCAGAAGCAAAACCAGAAGTTAAGAAAAAGAAAACTTCTAAAAAAGCTAAAGCCGAGGATACGGAAGTTGAAGTAACAGATGACGAACCAATCGAGGAGCCTGTAGCAGTAGAAGCAACGCCGGCTAACGATTCTGTCGAAGAAGTATCAGAAAGCTTTAAACAGAAGTACGCTACATTGAGAGGAAAGTATGATGCAGAAGTTCCAAGACTGCACCAGCAGGTTAAAGAACTTACTGACCAAATGAATGCTATCCGATATGAAGCAGAAGCTGCAAAAAAAGCAGAAGCTGAGAAACCGAAAGAGAAAGTTAGTTATGTTACCGATGCAGATCGAGAAGAGTACGGTGATGATTTGATCGACTTTCAACGTCGAGTTGCTAAAGAAGCGTCCCAGGAGTATGAAGACCGCTTTGAGCAACAGGCTAGAGTAATTGAACAATTGCAACAGCAGATTTCAAATACTGGAAGCCAAGTTGGAGAGGTAGGTTTTACCCAGAAGCTAAATGCTTTAGTCCCTGGATTTGACCAACTTGACAACGACGAACGTTGGGTTGCATGGCTAAATGAGTACGACCCTATGACTAGGGGGCCACGCAGAGATCAAGCTCAAGCTGCCTTTAATGCAGGTGACGCAGAAGCGGTAGCTCACTATGTGGGTTTATTCCGTGAAAGTGTTGAACCAGTAGCTAACGGCAAGAGTGATCGCGATACAGAGCTCGAAAAGCAAGTAACACCAAGTCGTTCTGCTAGCACAGTGACTAAGAGCTCGGGTAAGGACTCTAAAGTATATTCAGAAAAAGAATTGAATAATGCTTGGACTAAGATTCGAACTTTAAACACACAGGGCAAGTATGACGATGCGGAAAAACTTGAAGCTGAGTTAACCGCTGCATACATGGAAGGTCGAGTTAAGTAAAATTAATTAGCCATTTAAGTACACAGCCTTAACCCAAACTGTTTTATTTTTTAATTTTTAAGGAGTACAAAAATGGCGGCAATATTCCCCGTAGTAGGCTCTGGTGCGTTTGACACTAACCCTAGTTATTCAGGTAGTTTTATTCCACAATTGTGGTCTAACAAGCTGAATGCAAAATTCTTTGCGAACACAATGATGACTGAAATCGCCAACACTAGTTGGGAAGGCGAAATCAAGAACCAAGGTGATTCAATTCGCATCCGTACTGCACCATCAATCACTATCAATGATTATGCTGGAGCTGGTACGACTTTATCAAGTGAAGTTCCTGTACCTATCTTTCAAGATTTACAAATCAACAAAGGTAAGTATTTCAGCGTACAGGTCAACGATGTATTAGCACACCAAGCTGATATGGACTTGATGAACATGTTCACTGATGACGCTGCTAAGCAGTTGAAGATTGCAATCGAAAACGAATGCTTCTTCCAGTGGTTTGTAACAGAAGGCGCAGCCGCGGCTAACAAAGGCGCAACAGCTGGTGCTATCTCAGCAAGCTACGGTCTAGGTACTGACACTGTGCCAGTTAACCAAGCTACATCTGGTGAAATGTTGAAGATGATTCTACGTATGTCAGCTGCGTTAGACGAGCAGAACGTACCAGAAGAAGGTCGTTGGTTGATTATGTCTCCACACGATCGTCACATCTTGATGCAATCAGACATTGCACAGGCGTACTTCACTGGTGACCAGTCAAGTATCGTTCGTACTGGTAAGATTGGAATGCTAGACCGCTTTACGGTTTATGTTTCTAACTTACTACCTAAAGGTACTACATCTAAAGCTACAGTTGCAGGATTAACAGCAACTTCAGCAGGCGCTACGCTTTCAAATGCTAAGCCACGTCGTATGATGGTAGCAGGTACTTCAGACGCTGTGTCATTTGCTTCGCAAATCACTAAGACAGAGCCTCTACGTAACCAAACAGATTTCGGCGACATCGTTCGTGGACTTTCTGTATATGGCCGTAAGGTTGTTAAGCCTGAAGCTCTAGTTACAGCGTTGATTGGAACTCCATAAGGAGGTCTAGTTAACTAATTGAGGAGGGGGGAAACTCCCTCCTTATATCAACGTACGGAGTAGAATGTGGCAACAATAAAAGTTATAGAAGTTATTAAGCGCGTAGAAGATGTTCTACAAGATTCAAATGTACGATGGCCACGCGTAGAGTTGCAAAATTGGCTTAATGAGTCGTACTTACAAATTGCGTTATTAAGACCTGACGCTAGTTCTAAGACCGGTACACTTACTTGTGTTGCTGGTAGCAGACAAACAATCACATCAGGATTCTCTACTGCACTACGTTTACTAGATGTAGTAAGAAATTTAGCAGCTAGCTCAGACAAAAAAGTAGTTCGACTTATAGATAGAAGTGTTTTAGATGACCAACGTCCCGCTTGGCATAATGATACCGCTTCGGTAAACATTCAAAACTATACATTTGATGTTAGACAACCTAAAGAATTTTTTGTGTTCCCTCCAGCTACTACCTCTGCTCAACTAGAAGTAGTGTACACTGACTTACCTGGGACACATAGCCTTTCTGAGGCAAACTTGCACCCTACTACCGGTAGTTCAGAAGTTATAAAAGTGGATGATACATATTTAAGTGTCATTACTGATTGGATACTATACAGAGCTTTCTCTAAAGATGCTGAATTTGCAGCTAACGCTGCTAGGGCAGGTGCTCATTACCAGACATTTATGTCGTCTATAGGTAATAAGACACAGAGTGATGTAGGCTCTTCACCTACGGAGGAAGTGTAAATGGCTACTACTTTATGGACAACTTTTTACCCTTATGTACAACCTTATGTTCCTGGGTGTCCAGAAATTGTTATAGAATCGCACTTACAAGAAGCAGCAGCTGAGTTTTGTGCTGAAAGTGAAGTTTGGCGATACACTATAGAACCGGATTACACTTTCAACGGAGAAGCAGACTACGATATAGATGTGACTACGGGTACTCTTTTAGAAAACATAATGTATTTATACTTAGATGGAAATATGTTGCAGAGAGTGTCAGAAAGGCACTTTAAACCTG